TCAGGTTTTCCAAAGAGTATGGACATATCAAAGCAGATTGATAAAATGAAAGGAGTTGAGAGAGAAGTTGTAGGAACAGATAAAAACTTTGGCGCAAGTCAAAAGCAAGATGGGAAGATCGCTTTTGGTGATTATGCAGGATCATGGGATATAACAAAACCTGCTACAGAAGAAGCACAATATTGGGAAGGTTGGGGAACTGCCTTAAAACCTGCTCAAGAGCCTGCTATCCTTTGCAGAAAGCCGATAGAGAAGGGTTTGAATGTATCAGAGAATGTTTTGAAGTGGAGAACAGGTGCGATAAATATAGATGCTTGTAGATTTGGATTTGGTGATCCTTGTTGGGTTGGAGCACAACATGATCATACAGATCAATGGAATAAACCGACAATAGGATCTACTCAGGCATTCACTTATGGAGAGATGGGGCAAAGAGATCTAGACTTGAAAAATGATATATCTTCTTATAAACCTGTTGGAGGTCGTTGGCCTGCAAATATTTATCAATGTGCAAAACCTTCAAGATCAGAACGTGAAACAGGACTAGATGATCTAGAGAGTAAAAAAGGACATGAGGCGGTTCATAGAAAAGAAGGAACAGCAGGTCTTGAGAATCCAAGAGCAGGAGCAGGAAGAACAGCAAGCGAAGTAAAGAACTTCCATCCTACAGTAAAACCTACAAAACTCATGGCATGGTTGTGTCGTCTTCTCACACCAAAAGGCGGGATCGTATTAGATACATTTCTAGGATCAGGTACTACTGGTGTATCTGCTTCTATGGAAGGCTTCAAGTTTATAGGCACAGAGTTAAATCCCGAGTATTGTGATATTGCTTTACAGAGAATCAAACATGCGACAGGTCATGATATAATCAAAGTAGAAGCAGTTGTCTTTGAGGTGTCAAATGTCGAAAACGGGTAGACCGTCAAAATTGAATGAGATTGTGATTCAGATGTTAGAGAAGGCTTATTCTTTGGGCATGTCTCCAAAACTCGCATGTCACCATGCTTCTGTTTCACAATCAACATATAATACTTGGATGCAAAGAGGAGAGAAGGATCGATTTGATGAACTGGATTCTATCTATGCAGATCTGAATAGAAGAGTAAAAAAAGCAAAGTCGAATCATGCCCTTGCAAATCTCGCACTGATTCAAAAAGCAGCGAAAGAAGAAAAGCAATGGACAGCAGCCGCATGGCTCCTTGAGAGAGTACACAAGGAATATCAGAAGCAACCTGAGCAGATTGTAGAGGTCAATGTTGACAATAGACAGTTATCCTATATTCAGTTAATTAAGGAAATAAAAGAAAGTGATAAGGAGATCAAAGAACTGATTGCAAGACCGATAATTGATCTTGATGAGGAGTAACATGAAAGAAGAAATCAAAGAACAACTACATGAAAAGACCATTATCTTAGAACCTCAAGAATGTTATAACAATGCAATTGTAAGGGTTGAGAACCATAAACTTGTATATGATTATGATCTGATAGTTGATTGTTTAATGTCGTTTTATGATTGGGAATATATAGAGGCTCTAGAATGGATTGAATACAACACGATCCGATCTCTTCCATATATGGGAGAATACGCTCCTATTATAGAACAGGAAGAAGTAGAATGAATTCATCTATTAAAAATGTACATTTCGCAAAGTGGTTAAATCGGAAGATTGGATCAAAACCTATGTTTCTAAAACGCTTTGATCATTGGCATTCAAGAGATATTCATAGATGGTGTAGAGGTTTGAACTTCCCAAAATCACCCGCTCTATCTCGATTGATCTATGATCTACATTTGCATACAGAAGAAGAGTATACATCCTTATTAGTAGCGAGCAATGCAGAACTTCAAAAAGACTTCAAAGAGCATATGTATGAGAGACAGAAGAAAAATAGAGAACTCGCTAGATCGAAAAAAGAAACTGATTAGATATGTCACAGATTATCCTCTCTCTGTTGCGCTTCTTTGGGTTCCTCATTGTCATAACTGGATAGGTATCAAAGGAGAACGGGATCGGGGTTGTGGTAAACCTATGAGAAGAATCAAAGGGGATCTGTATCGTTGTGATGCTTGTGATATAACAGAAAAGAGAACCTCACAACAGCATTCTCTTTTGAATCTAGGAGAAGAAGCCACTTTGATATCAGGCGGCAATAGGGCGGGTAAAACGGAGGTGGGCGCATGTCTCGCTATCGCTTTTTCTGCGGGAAGAAAAGAGCAATATGTCAAAGATTGGCTAGAACTAAATAACCTTCCTTTTGATCTTGTTCCTGAGAATCCTTCTACTGTTTGGTGTGCATCTTTGAGTTATAAAGATGGTCTAGAATATCTTCGTCCAAAGTTGGATAAGTATTTTCCTGTAGGAACAAAAAAAACAAGATGGAATTCACAAGATCAAGCGGTTGCAATCCTTCCCAATGGTGGAAGAATCGTTAATAAGTCTTGTGACAGTGGAAGAGAAGCGTTTCAAGGAGCAAGTATTTCTTTGTGTTGGATCGATGAAGAACCAAATATAGAAGGGATCTTTGATGAGGTAATGCTAAGAACTGTAGATCTGAAGGGAAAAGTGATAATAACAGCTACACCATTAAAAGGTCTTTCATGGATGTTCGAGCGGTTTATAGAGAATCCTGCTTCAGGTTTTGAGGTTGTAAAAATATCAGGTCTAGATAATCCGTATGTATCTAGTTTCAAGATGAGGAGAACCGTTTCACATCTTACAGAAGCCTCTCAAAAGTCTAGATTGTTTGGTGAGTTCTCTGCTCAATCGGGTCTGGTTTATCCTGAGTTCTCAAAAGATACTCACTTGATAGATATAGAAGAGATTCCAAACCATTGGAGAAGATATGTATCTATTGACTTTGGATCTAGTCATCCCTTCTGTGCTTTGTGGGTTGCTGAAGCTCCTGCAGGTTACTACTCTTCTGATACTACTCTGATTGTATACAGGGAGTTATATTGGACAAATAAAACAACCATAGAAAGCGGAAGAGAGATCAATAGAATCAACAAGTTACACAATGAGGAGATACATTGGTATGTAGCAGACCCTGAAAGTAAAGATGGGCGTCTCACACTCGGGAGAGAATGTTTTATAAGAACCTTGCCGGCACCAAAACATTTGGGTGTGAATGAAGGGATCAACATGGTTAGAGAATATTTACAGATTGATAAGGAAGGAAAATCTAGACTTTTATTCACGAAAGATGTAAAGAATACATTGAAGGAGTTTAGGCTGTATAAATGGGATCACAAGTCAAAAAAGGACGTAGTAAAAAAATCATCGGATCATGCTATGGACAGTTTAAGGTACATGATCATGCAATACATGAGATATAATGCACATCAATAGGAGAATACAATGAGTGATAATTATTTCGTTAGGTTATATAATGCTATATTGGGCAAGAGTTACGCAAAGCAAATAGAGAAGCCAAAAGAAGAGAATCGTGGCGCTTCTTGGAACTCTGCCGGAGGTGTTAGAAATACATTCTCTGCTCAAGTTTCAATGGATGCATTTGGGATTCATGGCTATACTCATGCAGGTGTCAAAAGACTATCTCAAGATCTTGCAGCTCTTCCTTTGCGATTGATCAAAGGGTATGGAGATCAAGCGGTTGAAGTTATGGATCATCCTGTATTAGATTTGATTAGAATGCCTTCAACAGATATAGATGAATTCTTATTTCGAGAGCAGCTATGTATTGATATTACGTTATCAGGAAATTGTTTTATATTACTTCTCGGTTCTTCTGATAGACCTGTTTCAATGGTTCGCTTGCATCCTGAAGAAGTAAGAATAGTTACCGATCAACAAAAAGGTCTTGTAGGTTATGAGCATAATAGTTCAGGTTCTGTTGTTATGTATCCTCCTGAAAGAATTATACATGGTAAGAATGCAGGATATCAAAAGGGGGCTCAAGCATTATATGGAACAGGAGCAATACAACCACTTGCAAGAGAACTAGATGCTGATCTCAACTCTCAAAAACTCGTATCAGAAGCAACTTCTAAGGGAAGACCTGATGTTCTTCTCTCACCTAAAGAAGATGGTGATATATGGAACAAGGAAGTGAGAAGACAGATTCTTGATCAATATGCAGGAATGCAAAAAGCAGGAGGAGCTATGGTCTTAAGTGGGCAGGTCAATGTTGATTTGTTGCAGTTATCTCCTCGTGATATGGAATTCCAAGCATCTAGAACCTTTGCAAGAGAATCTATTTCTGCTGTTTTAGGGATACCACCTTCTGTATTAGGTCTCCCCACTGCAAACTATGCCCTTGGTCGACAGCAAGCGGTAGAATATTGGAGCAACCAAATAAAGAGAGGGAAGAGAATAGGGTTGTTGTTTACTCGTATTGCTAGACTATGGGAGGATGATCTGCACTTTGAGCATGACTATACAGAGGTTGAAGCATTGCAATCTGTAAGGAATGATAAATTGCTACGTGTTGAAAAACATATCTTCTTTGGTATTGCTCCTGAAGTGGCTTATGCTGCTGAAGGTCTAGAGTTCCCACGAAAACAAGAACCCAAAGACATAGGAGAAGAAGAAGATGAGAATGTTAGATATTTGATTGACGTTATAGGTCAAAGAAATTTGACTCAAGAGGTCAAAGGATTTGATTCTGAGTATCTTCAATCTATCGAAGTTGTAAATGTTCCTAGTAATCCACAAGTACAGGAAGAAGAAGAGATATTGAAAAACATTCTTGGTACTCCTGCAAACTGGAGAGACTACAAACAAGCTCATCTCTTCTTCAATGAGAACCAAGATCAAATGAAAGAAGGCTATTATATCAGAATAGGAAGAAGATTAGACACAAATGATATACTCAATGCAACACCTGAAAAAGGATCTGTTGTTGTTTTCAAGGATTTGCTTGATCTCGCTGTTGATCATCTCAATGGTAGATATGGAAGACCTCCCATAACAGAACAGGAAAGAAGAGCAGCCTATCAAGTCATTAAACAATACTTCGATATCTTAAAGATGGAGGCTCCAGTATTGTTGGATTCATATCTATCTTTTGACAGTAAAAAAAAAGACTCTGAAGAACTTACCAACTTCCCAAAGAAAGGAGACAATAAAAAGATCAGCCTCCGAAATTCCAACCACAGGACTTTTGACCCTAATTACGCTGAAAAACTTAAAATAAACTATCCTTCTATATGGAGAGCAGGAGGAAACATAAGAGGAAATGAGCAGTATAAAAAACTCTATCCAATAGCAAAGAGAGGAGGAACACCAAAGAATCTAACGGAAGAGCGAGCGATCAAACTCAGAGAAGCATGGATCGCTCGACATCTCAAAGATGGTTCTCAGTTTTCAGATTCATCTCATCCTATAAACCTCTCAACAATTGCTGGGATTGTAGCGCAGATCAAATGGTTATCCATCGGTTCTATAGGTCAATCAAAAATGAAGAAAGTAATCAATCAGATGAAGAAGAAGATTGATGCCTCAAAGAAAGAACAAAGAGAGAAAAAAAGAATATGGGCTAGATGGGTGAAGAACTCACAAGGGAAAGCAGAGAAGGAACTTCTGAGAAGATTCAAAAGTTATCTAACAGATGCAAAGAAGAGATACGCAAAGAGGATAGAGGA